CAAGGGTGTGGGTATATATAACTTAAATGGAGAAACAGATGTCAAAGAAGTCTAGATACAATCGGAACAACATACTTAAAAAAGCTGACAAGCTAACATCAACTGAGAGAGAAGTAGAACATGGTGATGCTAGTAAGAACTTTGAGATGGTGTCTGATTTGTGGAGTACATACTTAGGTGTGGATATATTTCCACATGAAGTACCCATGATGATGGTGCTGTACAAGGTTGCTAGGACTACAGAGAATCCACATAACGTGGATAACTATGTGGATACTTGTGGCTATGGAGCCTTAGCAGGTGAGCAGGTTCCTAATATAAATAAAACAAGGGAGAAGTAATGGACATCGTAACCATAGATTTTGAGACTTATTATGACAGAGAATATTCTTTGTCGAAGATGACAACAGAGGCATACATTCGTGATGATAGGTTTGAGGTCATTGGTGTTGGTGTCAAAGTTAATAACCACCCTACTGATTGGTATAGTGGTAATGATGTGGGCAAGTTTCTAAACTCGTTGGACTATTCTAACAAGGCGATACTTGCTCACAATACTGTATTCGATGGAGCAATATTGTCATGGCACTATGGTATCAAGCCTAAACTTTGGTTCGATACTTTATCTATGGCAAGACCATATCACAATGCAACTGTGGGGGGTTCACTAAAGAATTTAGTTAGACATTATAACCTAGGTAAGAAAGGTGATGAGGTTGTACAGGCACTAGGTAAACATCGACAGGACTTCACACCCGAAGAACTTGATAGGTATGCAAGCTATTGTGTCAATGATGTTGACCTTACTTATCAACTGTTCAAAGTCTTAGCTAAAAAGTTTCCACCGACAGAGTTATTGGTGATTGACCAAACCATGCGTATGTATACTGAACCGACTATCGTACTTGATGGTGATTCACTGGCAGATCATCTGGTGCAAGTCAAGGCAAACAAACAGAAACTTATTGACGATTTAGCGTTGAAGGGTTTGAGTCAGGAGAAAGTCAAGAAAGCACTGATGTCTAACCAAATCTTTGCTAAGTTACTAAAGACTGTGGGCGTAGAGCCACCGACTAAGATAAGTCTAAGGACAGGCAAAGAGTCTTTTGCTTTCGCAAAGACAGATAAAGAGTTCACTAATTTATTAGAACACCCCGACACTAGGGTGCAGAATTTGGTCGCGGCTCGGCTCGGCACAAAATCGACAATAGAGGAGACGCGGACTGAGAACCTTATAAAAGTATCAAAACGTGGTCGCCTACCTATCATGCTTAATTATTATGGCGCACACACAGGCAGGTTTAGTGGTGGTGATAAACTTAACTTACAGAACCTACCCCGTAGTGGTGCTATTCGTAAAGCTATCACAGCCCCCCTTGGAGAATCATTACTTGCATGTGACTTGTCACAAATTGAGGCTCGTATGGTTGCGTATGTTGCAGGACAGGAAGATTTACTTCAAGCCTTTCGTGAGGGTCGTGATGTTTATAGTGAGTTCGCTAGTGAAGTATATAATAAGAGAGTGACCAAAGAGGACAAGGTCGCAAGGTTTGTTGGTAAGACTTGCATCTTAGGTTTGGGTTATGGCATGGGTCATGTGAAGTTTAGGAATACTCTTGCTCTTGGTATGGGTGGTATATCTCTAGATATAGATGAGAATGAGGCACAAAGAATTGTAAACTTATATAGGAATAAGAACCACAAGATAGCTTCATTTTGGAACAGATGTAATCATGCACTTACTGAGATGGTAGCAGGTCGTAGTGGTAGTCTATGTGATATTGCACACTATGATGGCGAAGGTATAATACTTCCTAACAAATTAAAAGTTCTTTACCCTGCATTATGCAGAGGAGAAGATGGTTATGTTTATATTAACAATGCAAGAACCTTTCGTAAACTTGTAACTAAAAGAGTTATGACTGGTGAGCAGGATAGTATAGACTGGACTAAAATATATGGCGGTAAAGTTACAGAGAATATAGTACAAGCACTTGCTCGTATTGTAATCACTGAACAGATGGCATCTATTGGTAGACATTATCATGTGGCTTTTCAAGTTCATGATGAGATTATCATATCCGTCCCTGACGATGAGTTGACAAACGCACAGCAACTTATTGTCAGTAAGATGTCTAAACCCCCCAGCTGGGCACCTACACTACCAGTTGATTGTGAAGTTGGTGTAGGCAAAAACTATGGAGAAGCAAAATGAGTAAGAAAGAAAGTACCTTAAAGGTAATTAAAGAACTTACTGAAACTGTTTCATCTACTAACGACGCTGACCTAGGCGACTTGGTAATACTTGTCAAGGTAAAAGGTAAGTACGTTAGATTCTCTACGAAGATAGATGATACTGTTGGATTAGTAGGTTTTATTGAGACCCTAAAGCATGACATTCTACGTCGCGCAGCGGGTGAGTAAGACATGGATATAAAACTAACACACTCGTACTCATCTATTAAGATGTATGAGAACTGTCCAAAGCGTTACTACCATCAACGTGTTATGAAAGAAGTAAAAGACACAGGTAGTGATGCAACAAAATATGGTGAAAGAGTACACGCTAGCTTAGAACACCGACTATTAGATAACAAACCATTATCTGATGGTACAGAAAAGTACGAACCTTTATGTAAAAGTATAGAGAATATGGGTGGAACTTTACTCGCAGAACAACAGCTGTGCCTCAACGAAAACCTTACACCAACAGGTTGGTGGGAGAAAGACGCATGGTTGAGATCCATCTTAGACGTTCTGATTCTGATAGATGATAAAGCAATAGTCATGGATTGGAAGACAGGTAAACGTAGACCCGACTTTACACAACTACAGTTGTTTGCACTACAAGTCTTTAAACATTATCCTAAAATCAAAACAGTACAGTCTACATTCATATGGTTAAAAGATATGTCTATGGACTCTGAAACATTTAAAGCTAATCAAACTAATCTAATGTGGTCTGATATGCTTGCTCGTATAGAAAGAATACACCAATCTGTTGAACATAATAACTGGCCTGCTAAACCTAGTGGCTTATGTGGTTGGTGTCCTGCAAAAAATATTTGTGAATTTGCAAGAATATAACTTGACAATACTGTAAAGGTACATATATAATGGCTACAACACCTGAAGGAAAGATTAAGAACAAACTTGACAAGATGTTAAAGTATGAAAAAGTTTGGTATTATAGTCCACAAGCAGGGCCATTTGGTCGTGCAGGTGTACCCGATAGAGTGGCTATCTTAGGCGGTCAGTTTATTGGGATTGAGTGTAAGGCGGACAGGACAAAGAAACCCACCGCCTTACAACTTAAATGTATGCAGGAGATAGAAGATGCAGGAGGTAAATGTTTTGTTGTATGTGATGATGAAAGTATTGAACAGGTTAGAGAATATATAAATGGTAATCGTTGAAGAATCACAAGCTATAGCTTTAAATCTAAAGCACCCAAACAAAGTGTTGGAGTGTATACCTACAGCTAAGAAGCTTACATACAAGGGAGCAGAACTTGTTGTAGCACCTCATCGTAATGATGAAGTTAAGATACTAAGAAACCTAGGCATCAAAGCACCTGCACCTATACTGCACTACTATAAATGGGCAGGTAGGTTTGACCCTTATGACCACCAAAAAATGACTGCCGCTTTTCTGACAATGAATAGGAGAGCGTTGGTACTCAATGAGATCGGTACAGGTAAGACACAGTCCGCACTATGGGCGGCTGACTATCTTATATCTATCGGCGCAATCAAAAAAGTTTTAATCATATCACCACTATCAACCCTTGAAAGAGTATGGGGCGATAGTATCTTTATGCAATTTCCACATCTAAAATCAGTAACCTTACATGGTACAAGCGAGAGACGTAAGAAATTATTAAATACTAATGTGGATTTTTATATCATTAATCACGATGGATTCCCTATCATTATGGAAGAAGCCAAGGATATGTTTGACCTTGTTATCATTGACGAGGTGGCTGTCTATCGTAACCCCTCAACAAATAGATTTAAACTGCTCAGGAAGTTCATGGCTCAACATTCGTCAACACGTTTGTGGTTGATGACAGGAACACCTACGCCCAATGCACCGACTGACGCGTGGGCATTAGCAAAATTAGCTGATAGTCCTAACTTGACAAAGACGTATACTGCCTTTAGAGAAACTGTTATGATGAAGGTAGGACAATGGAAGTGGCTACCAAGACCCGAATCAATAGAGATTGTAAAGTATATGTTAACCCCTGCTGTAAGATACACTAGAGATGAGTGCTTTGATTTACCCGATACTGTATCACAGACAAGGAAGGTTGAACTTACTAAGGAACAGAAAGAACATTACCAAAAGATGCTCAAGCATTTCATTACAGAACATACACAGGGTGAAACAATTACTGCTGTGAATGAAGCTGTGAAACTACAGAAGCTAGTACAAATAGCTTGTGGTGTTGTCTATGGTGACGATGGACAGCATATTCAA